GCCGGCGGCAGTAGCGGCGGGGGAGGATTGACCGGTAATCTTGGCAGCCTCGGCATCCCCGAGCTAGGGGAAATGGACGATACGCTCAGTGAGGGGAAAAAGAGCTGGGAAGAATTTGCGGAATCGCTGGGGCTGACGGAAACGGAATCCAATAAGCTGAAAGAATCCTTCGATAAGTTGAAAGATTCGATCGATGAACTAAAGGATTCTGATCTGGATACCACCTTCCTGTCGTCGTTTTTTGGAACATTCAGCGACGCGCGTGTGGATCTAATGACGACGGTCGCCAACAAGATCACGATCATCACCAATGCAATTAACGGCGTTATAACGATGCTGGAGGGCGCCCAGAAAGGCGACCAGTGGAAGATCGGGGAGGGGTGGCTAGAGGTCCTAAAGTCCCCATTTGACATGCTTGTCAATCTAAACAAAGAGTTTGAAATCGGCAAGCTGACGGCGATAGAGGCGATCATTAACGGTATCGCATCGTTTTTTGACCCAAACGCCAAGCCTGTGGACCTTAAGTCCTGGACCCTGGAGATGCATGATGCGTTTCTTAATTTTGACATCGGCGAATGGTTCCAGGAGAGCGTCCGGCCGGCCCTAGAAGATCTTCCGGGGTGGTTTAAACGGGAATGGGACAAAGGATCCAAAAACCAAAAGCTTAACTTTGAGTTTCTGAGCGCCTCAATAGAAACAGCCTGGGACGACGGCTGGGAGAACGTCCGGCGAAACTGGAAGGGCGTTGGCGATTGGTTTTCCAGGGAATGGGATAAAGGCATCGAGGCCCGAGAATTATGGGGGGACTGGGCCAAAGAGGCATGGGCGTCGATCAGGGCTGGCTTTGCGGGCATCGGTAATTGGTTCCGGGATCAATTTTCACTGTGTTGGCAAAACGCTACAAGCGCATTCAACAACGTGGGGACATGGGCGTCAAACGTATTTTGGACGATCCGCAACAAGATCACCGGGATTGGGGACTGGTTCAAAGAAAAATTTGCGAGCGCCTGGACAGGGGCGAAAAATGCGTTTTCCGGCGTTGCTAAGTGGGCGTCGCAGGTGTTTTGGGACATCCGGCACCAGCTGACCGGTGTTACCAGTTGGTTTAAGGACAAATTTAGCGCCGCGTGGAACGCGGTCAAGAATGCATTTTCCGGCGTCGGCAGCTTTTTCGGCGGCATTTGGAACACGATCACCTCCAAATTTAAGGGGGCCGGGGACACGATCGGCAAATCCATGGGGAGTGCCTTTGGGAATGCTATTAACAAGGTAATAGGCTTTTTGCAGGACACTATTAACCGTTGTATCCGTGGGATTAACGGTGTAATAGATACGATCAACCGCATCCCTGGGGTAAACCTTGGCAAAATCGAAGGGGTGGTACTTCCCCGGGTAAAACTTGCGGAGGGCGGCATTGTCGACAGCCCAACCATCGCCATGGTCGGCGAGGCGGGCAAGGAGGCGGTCATGCCCCTGGAGCGCAACACTGGATGGATTGACCAGCTGGCGGGGCGCATCGCGTCCACCATCCGCAGCACTCCTGCGGCAGCGGGCGCTGGCGGGGATATCATCATCCCAGTGTACCTCGGCGGGACCAAGCTGGACGAGGTTATTGTATCGGCCCAGCGTCGGCACAACGTGCGCAGCAACGGGCGCTAATTTTGCGCCCGTTGCCCCTTGAATCATCACCCCATATGGTATATCATGTCAATATACCAATGATTGTGGAGGGGATTGGCGTGGAAAAGAACCGCAAGGGCCTAAGATGGTGGCAAATCACCCTAATATGCGTAGGCGCGGTCGTATGGATTCTATTCTTCCCGGTATATCTAGGATCCTGGCTCACAGTTGTCAACAATGAGGAAACGACAACTCAGTCGCCACAGGCCAGTGCAACGGTGGATGCAGCCGCCGTCACCCAAACACCCCGGCCTACAAAAAAGCCAACGCCAAAACCCACGCCTGCGCCGCTAGAAATCACAGCGCAGGAGCTGATCGACGCCTACGAGGAGAATCAGCTAAGCGCGGACGAAAAATACGAGGACGAGAAGATGGCGGTAACAGGTTTCGTGGAGGACATCGGCGAAAACATTATCGGACAACTGTATGTTACGCTAAATAACGGGGAGGATACGTCCTTTAGCGTTGTCCAATGTTTTTTGGATCGCTACAACGACGATAGCATGGCAAAAGCAAAAAAGCTAAAAATAGGCGACAAGATTACGATCCTCGGGGAGTGTGAGGGGAAAGGCACGTTTCATGTGCAGCTTTCCGGATGCACGATCAAATAGCTAGTTTTCACGTTCTAGGGGCACCCGGAAAACCGGGTGCCTTAGCATTTTTGGAGGGTATGCCATGGCAATGATAACCATCGGTGGCGTTGCGATGCCGCAGCCGACCCAATACCAGGTCACCCTGCAGGACTTGGACAGCGAGAACACGACCCGCAACGAGGCTGGCAAGCTTAAGCGTGATCGGATCCGGGCCGGCGTGTACAAGATTGCCGTAACCTGGCAGGTCAACCGGGCTGACCTAAAAAAAATCACGGACGCGGTGGCGCCGGCGTCGTTTGCGGTGGTATTTTTTGACCCCACCAGCGGCGGCAACAAAACAGCGACGATGTATGCAGGGGATCGGACCGGGGAGCTGCTGGCCTATACCGATGAGGCCCGCCCCGGTGACAGCCTGTGGGAGGTAACCGTCGACCTTACGCAATACTAGGGGGTGATACGATGTATCCGGTATCGGCGGCATATAGTGCCGCAATCGCAGGCGACGTGCGCACTGGCAAGATCGTGGGGACTATTACCAGGGCAGACAACACCATAATCGACATCACCGATGAGGATATCCTGCAGGGCAGCCTGTACTATGCAGAGCAATGTGTGTCCGGAGATGATCTGGACGTCGGATCCGTATATGCCGCAGAGATGGGCTTATCATTGGTTACGCCGGTATCCGACCCCTACGGTTTGGATGGCGCCCGGATCGCGTTGCAGTACGGCATCCAGACGGCAACGGAGCCGGAAACCTGGGAATACGTCCCCCTTGGGATCTATTATGTCACGGATATCAAGCGCACCAAGACTACCGTCGACATCAAGGCGCTGGACGGCATGCTGCTGCTGGACACGGCAATATCTGGCCCCCTAAGCGGCACCCCCAACAGCTTATGCGCAACGGTCGCCGCGCATGGCGGGCTGATCTTGGCAACGACAACGGAGCAGTTTGCGGCGATGCCCAACGCGACGCTGTCCCTAACGGTCCCGGCAGATGACGCGGTCAAGACCTATCGCGATGTGCTGATGTGGGTGTGCCAGGTATCCGGGGCCTTTGCGCGGATCAACCGGTTGGGGCAGCTAGAGGTGGTGCAGCACGGGGCGGTTACGACGTCGGTACGCACCCTATCAGCTGACGACCGTTATTATACCGATGTATCCGACGGCCAGGTCCAGATCACGCAGTTATCCATGACCGTAGGGGACGCCACATACACCCGGGGCGCTGCAGGGGCCACAATGACATTGGAGGCCAACCCGCTGATCAAGGGCCTTACTGGGGACGCAATTAACGGGGTGTTGGATGCGCTGCTGGCCAGCATAACGACGGTGGTATACCCACCTGCTGCGGTGGAGATCCCCGGAGATCCTGCGCTACAGCCCGGGGATTATATTACCTTGGCGGATACCGGTAGCCTTGCGGGGGCGATCACCGTCCCTATTATGCATAGCGCCTGGCACTACCGCGGCAAGCATGAGATCAAGGCGGTCGGCGAGGCGGCTCTGACCCGGCGAGCAGGGCAGAGCCAAGAGAACAAGGCGGTGTCGTCCGTGGTAGCCATTGCCTCGGCGGCCCAGATACTGGCCACAGCCGCCAACCAGTCCGCGCAGCTGATCAACCAGGCGATCGGCAGCAACATATTAATCCGCCAGGAGCCATCGGGCGGGCACAACGAGATGTTGATCATGGATAGCGCGGACCCCGCGCAGGCGGTCAAGATTTGGCGCTGGAACATGGGCGGGCTGGGCTACAGCGATAACTGCACCGGCGCCGACAACCCGGACAGGGTGTATAACGTCGCGATGGCCATGGATGGCAGTATTACGGCGCTGTTTGGCATCGTGGGGGGCTGGGATATTACCGATACCACGATCCAATCCAATAACCAGGAGTGGTCCGTGATCCTGGATTCTGCGCAGCGCAGCCTATTGCTGTCCTATGCTAACCCAGACGACTATACGGTGTCGGATGTAGAAGTCAATGGCAAGGGATTTTCGGCGACCATTGGGTTTTCCACCGGCGGGAGGCGGCGCACAACTGTGGACGCGGACGGTGTTATCGTACAGCGTACCAATGACGTCGCCTACGACGATAAGGTGCAGATCGGCCCCCTGGGTATCGACTATATCTCCGGCGTCCCAAACACCGGGGAATACAAAACCAACAAATTTTGGCACGCCGGCAATGACGGTGCCGGCAGCGGATTGGACGCCGACCTGCTGGATGGCCAGCAAGCGGCAGCCTTTGCCGCCGTCGACCACACCCACACCAAGGGGCAGATTACGGACTTCCCCGCGTCCATGCCCGCGAACGGCGGCAACGCGGATACCGTGGACAACAAGCATGCATCGGACTTTGCCGCGGCGAGCCATAGCCACCAAAAGATCAATCGCGATGACGGTAAGGGCATGGGGGTTAACCCGGACGGGGCGCTTGTGCCGATGCAAGATGGCAATTATGTTGCCGGCGGGCAGATTGGCACATCGGGGTACACCCTTGACCGCATCTGGGATATATTTTGGGTACGTGGCAGCATCAGCAAGGGGGTCGGCATCCATCCGGACGGGGCGCTTGCACCCTGCAACGCGTCGACTTGGGCGGGCGGCATGGATCTAGGCACCAGCAACTGGCGGTATGGCACGTTATACCTGACCAATACCGTGCAGGCAGACCGGCTCAAGACCGCCGACGCCACGTCGGCGTCTAATGCAATCATCGACGCCGCCGGTACCGTCCGCCGCACCTCCGGCTCGTCCAGACGGTTCAAGCGAAACATCGCGGACCTGCCGGACGAGGAGGCAGACGCGGTGCTTGGGCTGCGCCCGGTGCGCTTCGAGTTTAAACTGGACGCCCCAGGGGTGGAGCGTAACGGCTTCATTGCCGAGGAAGTTATGGAGATAGCGCCACAGTTCGTGGATCGCACGACTTTAGAGGACGGCACGATCCAATGCGACAACGTGCGATATAGCGAAATCACTGCGGCCCTGGTGAGCATTGTGAAGCGTCAGCAGGCCCGGATCGCGGCGTTGGAGGCCCGTCTGGCGGCGCTGGAACAGGCGTAAGGCGGCAGCTCAAGGCAGCCCCCGCGGGGGTATTTTTGATTTTTGGAGGGGACGGAAGATGGCATACCTGGTAGCGGTGGACAGCGGGCACGGGCTGGAAACGGCGGGGAAGCGGACGCCTGGGCTCAAGGCCGATATAGAGGTCGGCGGGAAGGTCGTGCGCAGGAAAGGCGAACAGATTAAGGAGAAGGAATGGAATCGGGCAGCGGCGGACGCGCTGATCAAGGCGCTAAAGCGCTGCGGACTCAGCGTGGTGGACGTATCGCCGGGGACCAAGGACGTGCCGATCGCGGACCGCATCAAAGCGGCCAACGCGGCGGGTGCGGATCTGCTGATCAGCAAGCATTTTAACGCCGCATCTGGCAAATGGTGGGAGCCCGGCTACTCCGTGGCGTTTGTTTATGAGGGGGCAGGGACGGAAACCCGGAAATTCGCCCAGTGCGTACAGGATGAGATTGCTAAGGTGGCGCCCTGGCGATCCGACGGCGTAGCAAGCGACCGGGACTTTATGGGGCATACCCTGGCGATTCTGCGGCAGACCGCCATGCCCGCGGTGCTGACGGAGACGGGTTTTATGGATGTGTGGGAGTCCGCCCAGAAGATGCTGGACCCGGACTTCGTGGCCGCCGAGGCGGAGGCGTGCTGCAGGGGTATTTGCAGATATTTGGGGGTTCGGTACAAGGCCCCGGCGGCATCCGGCGACGGGGAGGGGAATAAGGCGCCCTCTTCCGGGCAGGAGCCCAGCGGCGACGCGGCCCCGGCATATACCCGGCTGCTAAAGTTGGCCAGCCCCAATATGCAGGGTGATGACGTGGAGGCGGTTCAGCGGGCGCTGATCGCCACTGGGGCGGATATCGACGCCGACGGCATCTTTGGCCCGGCGACGGAGAGGGCCGTGCGCCGCTACCAGAACGCCAAGGGCGGCCTGGCCGTGGACGGGCATGTGGGGCCCAAGACCTGGGCGGCACTGATGGGCAGCGAGGCCCCTACGCCCGCCAAGGTAACGATTACCCGGCTGCTGAAGCTCACCAGCCCCAACATGCGGGGAAGCGATGTGAGAGGCGTACAGGAGCTGCTACGGGCTACAGGAGCGAAGATTGAGGTGGACGGTATCTTTGGGCCGAACACAGAACGCGCCGTGCGCCGCTACCAGAACGCCAAGGGCGGTCTAGCCGTTGACGGCATTGTTGGCAGGGATACGATTACCGCCCTGGGCGGTGTATGGAAGGGGTGATGCAGCAAGATGGCACGCGACGAAACCTACGAAGAATTTGTGGCCAAGTTCCGGCCCAAAAAAACGACGGACGATTGCTATACCCCGCCAGCCGTCTATGACGCAGTAATGGCGTGGGCGGTGAAAGAATATCGACTGGAGGGGCGCGAAGTGGTGCGCCCCTTTTTCCCCGGCGGGGATTTTGAGCACTACGATTACCCGCCTAATTGCGTGGTTATTGATAACCCGCCGTTTTCGATTTTGACGCGCATCCTTGACGTTTATCGAGCCCGCGGCATTGATTACTTTCTTTTTGCCCCAAGCCTTACTGCGACTCACTATGTGACAAGGACCAACGTTATTATTACCGATACCGATATCGTCTATGACAACGGCGCCAAAGTCGTGACGGCGTTCGTTAGCAATATGGGGGACTGGGCGCTCCGTACCGCGCCCGACCTTCGCGTCGCGATTTTGGCGGCGAACCGACGGAGTAGCCGCGGCGACAAGCTGCCGATATACGAGTACCCGCCGCAGATCGTCACCGCCGCGCGGCTGCAAAAGCTCGCCGCAGTTGATTTCCGCGTGCGCCGCAGCGAATGCGAGTTTATCAGGGCGCTGGACGCGCAACGGCGACAGAAAAAAACATTATATGGCGGCGGATTATTGCTCTCGGAGGCAAAGGCGGCGGAGGTAAGGGCGGCGGAGGCAAAGGCGGCGGAGGCAAAGGCGGCGCGTACAACAACGTGGGAATTATCTGCCCGGGAACGTGCCATTATTGCGACGCTGGGAGAAACCATAGGGCCGGATGGACACGTTTTCCAGGAAGGGAAGGGGTGATGTAGTGGATATCCAGACGCTAATCATTGCGCTATTACCATCCCTATGCGTTAGCCTGATCATGGCCTGCTTTACCCGCCAGCAACGCAAGCGGGATGAACGAGACAAGGAACGGGAACAGCGGCGCGTTGAGGCCGAAAACGTGCAGGTGGTACTGCTAGTGGCGACGGCCAAGTTGGCATATGCGCTGGCGATGGCAATCAAGCGCGGCACGCCCAACGGTGAGGTGGAGGAAGGCATCCGGCAATACCAGGAGGCGATGCGGGACTTTAAGCGATTCGAGCGGCACCTTGTGGCCAAAAGTGGCGTAGAAGAATAAAGGAGGAATGAATTGTGGAATGGGTTACGAAGTATCTGATCGATAGTTGTTATGTGGTAATTCCGGTGCTATACATTATCGGGGCGGCGCTGAAGCGGATCCCGAAGGTACCGGACTGGGTAATCCCGTTCGCGCTGGGGGCGCTGTCGATTGCGGCGTGCCTGTGCCTGATCGGGCCGGGGATTGACGCGGTGCTCCAGGGCGTGCTGTGCGCCGGGGCCAGCGTATATGCTAATCAGCTAGTGAAGCAGGGGAAGGCGCGGGAATAGGGCTAGCCCGAGGCCCCACGATTATGCTATAATAACAAAGAATGGCGGTACGTGTCTGCGGAGCGTACCTGGGATGGCCGGATGCGTCTGGCCATCTTGTCTTTTGCCCCCGCTTCGGCGGGGGCTTTTTTTGTCGGGTTAAATTGATTGCGACTGGATTGCAACTAAATTAAGACTAATTAAAAGTTAGAGTTTTTATCATTGTTTCGGCGAGGGCTTTTTATTTTTGCTATTTTGCGTTTTATTGCTTGACTTATACACACGTAATGTGTATAATAAGGGCGTGGGGAGGAGGAAGGGAAGATGAAAACGGCAGACTTAATAAAACTGCTGGAGAAGAACGGCTGGAGATTCAAACGGCACGGCGGATGCCACGACATATACGAAAAAGACGGAATCCAGGAAAGCATCGTGCGGCACCGCGAAACGGATGAAATGTTGGCAAGGGCGATCATTAGGCGGCGGGGGTTGAAATAACCCCCGAGCCCATTGATTATAATAGAATCGGTAATAACCTAGGAGGCGTTAAGATGAAAGCAGCATATCCGATTATCATGACGAAGGGGCAGAAGTATATCGTTGTATACGTTCCGGACTTTGACATCGGAACGCAGGGTAAGGACTATGCGGAAGCGATGGAAATGGCGAGGGATGCAATTGGGCTCGTTGGGATTGATCGGGAAGATGATGGAAAGAGCCTTCCGGCCCCCACGGAAATATCCGCGGTCAAATCGGAAGACCCGGATGCGGTGGTAACTCTTGTTGATGTGGATTTTTCCGAGTACCGGAGGCAAAACGACCTGCGGACGGTGCGACGCAATATAACATTGCCGTCGTGGCTGGACGCAGAGGCCAAGAAAGCCAATCTAAACGTATCGGCGGTGTGTCAGGCCGCGCTAAAACACGAACTGCAAACGGCTGGAAGATAGGCTATAGCTGGCTCTTGTGTAAGAGCCCCCGCTTCGGCGGGGGCTTTTTCTTTGGATTGAAAAGCGGATGGCGCTGTTGTATGCTTTCGTTGTCGCACCCCTTACGGGGTGCGTGGATTGAAATAAATGGTGGCGTCGCGTAAGTGGTGCCCCGCAAGGGCTGCCGCGGCGGCAGGACACACCCGGGACACACTGGGCGCTAGTGGTGGGACGCATGCCGTGTGCATATATTGGCGATGATTATATTATAGTGCGTATAATCGCAATATATGTGCACATACATCATTTGCCTATGTGGGTTCAAATCCCTCCTTCTCCGCCACGTGAGAACCCCCAGAAATAAGCGTTTCTGGGGGTTCTTCATTTGATCGGGACACACTTTTGGACACACATTTTAGATCATATATGTGCCGGTGCAACGCCATTTACTGCAAACAGCGCCGCGCTATTCCAATATCCCCGCAAAGATATCGTCGATGGACTTTGCCACTCGCGCCATTTGGCCATCAACCTCATGGGCATAGGTGCGATAGCTGGGCATGGATTTGCTGTGCCCCATGATCCGCTGCATAACCGCTTCCGGGATTTCCTCCTGGCAGATGGATACCATGGAGTGCCGGAGCCCGTACAGGCTGGCCTCGATGCCGTGCTGCGCCCGGT